GGAGAATGGGCTATGTTCGGCGATCCTAAATGGAAATATGGTCCAGCAGCTAAGAAAATAGGCTATGATGTAGCTGGATATTGTAATCTATTTAAAGAAATAGAGAAAGAAATAGGCGTAAATGTTAGTGAGCGGATAGGTGACTCTCGTTACTTTGCTAGAGAAAACGAAAACAATGTTGATTTGTTCCATTCATTTTCGGACGAAGGTCTGGACTTTGTTCCTAGTAGCGGTAAACAGGAGAATGAAGGCATTGTAGCACTAGATGAGTGGTTTGATTACAATGAAAACGCTAAAATAGACGCTGCTAATCGACCTAGATGCTTTATTGACAAGAGTTGCGGTAATTTAATCGACAGTTTAATCAATTACAATGCTAACGGTAAGTCAGATGAAGCCCTAAAGGACTTTTTTGACCTTATTAGATATTTACGAATGGCAAATGACGGGATTGGTCCTGATCATTTTACAACTAACAGTTTACAAGCTACCCGTAGAGGTACAGGAGGATATTAAATGGCTAAAAGAAAATTAACACAGATTGCAAAAGACTTTGGTATTAGTTTTACCGAAGCACAACAAATAGTTTATCAACACTTAGAGGAATCTATGGTTACAGGTAAGGGTAAGAATACATGGATTTCAGAAAATGGTCAAATCATTTTTGATGACGTTGTAACTATGCCCATATACCACAGAGGACAGGTCAAACGAGCAGCACCTAACCCTAATTTTGTGTACGTATTTTTAAAAGAACAGGCAATAGTAGTACCAGTCAGAAAGATGGGTAGATCCAGCAACAAAAGTCTAGTAGGTAAGTTTATTTACTTCCAGCAGGCTGATAAAAGCGAAAACACAACCTATACTCAAATAAAACCGCCTAATGGATAAGGAAGAATTTATCTTGGAATCAATGGCTGGATGGCTAAATACATCAGTAGAGGTCTTGCTATATATGTTAGAATGGTTAAATAAATAATGGAAAGTCAAAAAACCTCAGACGAGCTAACTTACGTTAGCAAAACGCCCAGCGTTACAACTTTACGATATGCTTACGATAAGACCTTGAATGAGCTTCAATCATTCTTTGATCTTTGCAGTACAAGTTATGATGACCGCCGAAACTGGTGGGCTGGTAAATCCCGTGATCTCCGTAAGCACGGTGCTGATGCGTTCCCTTGGGAAGGTGCATCAGACATGGAGAGCCACGTAATTGATGAACGTATTACACGTTTAGTATCTTTATTCTTAGCATCTCTGTCACGTTCTAACGTAAGAGCATTTCCTGTTGCAGTAGATGATTTGGCAAAAGCCAAGACAGTATCTAGTTTTTTAAAATGGATGGTTTCATCTGGATACATTCCTCGTTTCATGCAAGAAATGGAACTAGGTGCTAATTATTTATTAGAACGAGGCATATTGATTTCATACGTAGGATGGCATAAGGAGGATCGCAGATTTCTTCAAAGCCTATCCATGCAACAAGTAGAACAGATCGCACCAGAACTCGTATCAGCTTTTAATGAAGGCTACGGTGATGACGATATGATTGAAATGTTGCAAATGTTCTTTCAAGGACTCACGAAGAAGAAGGCAAAGGCAGCCCTCAAACAACTAAAAAAGACAGGTCAAGCGGAACTTCCAATCGTGCGCCGTCAGGTTAATGCGCCTGAAATTAAGACGCTTTCTCCTGATGGCGATTTCTTTTTTCCAGCTTACGTTACAGATCCACAGCGTTCTCCGTTCTGTTTCTGGCGTACTTACTACACACCACAAGAACTAGAAAACAAAATTGTTACAGATGATTGGGATGAGACTTTCGTTGAGTACGTTATCGAGCATTATCGCGGTGTCAATGTTAATGGAATTGAAGGTGAAAATGCTGGTTCTCAAGTACACAGCAATTCTTTGGTTGATGACGCGTATTCAGCAGATGAACTAATTGAAATTGTACACGGATACCAACGATTAATTGACGAGGAAGATGGCTCTGAAGGCATATATGAAACTATATTCCACAAGGAGTTTGACGGAAATGAGCAAGCCCAAGGGTACGCTAAGTTTGAACTAATGAATGGATACGAAGATTATCCAGTCGTAGTTACTAAACTTTCCGAGGATAGCAAACGATTGTATGATACCAGCACTATTCCTAGTGTACTTCGTGGTATTCAGAATCAGATCAAAACAGAACGTGACTCAAGAGTTGATCGTAATAGTTTTGCTACGCTTCCCCCTATTATGCATCCCAAAGGTCAAGCACCGCATGACTACGGTCCAGGGAGGTTTATACCCTATAGACGTAAAGGTGATATTGAGTTCGCGCCAGCACCTCCAGCACCTAGTGGCTCTATCGAAATTGAGACTACACTAGAGCAACAAGCTGACCGATTAGTTGGATTAGATGATTCTATTATTAGCCAAACTCGCAAACAGTTCTTGGTTGACAAGTTCCTTTCGCATTCAGCAAAGGTACTATCAATGGCTTATAAATGTTTTCAGCGTTTCGGTCCTGATGAAATATTCTTTCGCGTAACTGGAGTATCTGAGTCTCAGACTATTTCCAAGGGAGATCCTAACGAAAACTACGATATTATCGTAAGTTACGATGTTCTTAATAATGATCCAGAAAGCCAAGAGAAAAAACTACAACAGTTTATTTCTTTGACTCAATTAGATCGCAATGCTCGCATCAACATTGATTCCTTGTTGGAACTGGCAGCGGCGGCTATTGATCCCGTGTTAGCTGACGGAATGATATTACCAGCAAAAGAATCCCAAGAGGATCTTACCAAGGATATTACTGACGATTTAGCTAAGATTTACGCTGGCATCGAAGTTCCTGCTCGCGCAAATGGCGCACAGGGTGCATTGCAGTTAGTTCAGCAATATACACAACAACAAGACGTAGCACAACGATTGCAATCAGACGAAGCTTTCCGTGCTAGGTTAGAAAAATATGCACAACAGTATAGTTTCCAGCTACAACAAGCGCAGAATGCAGAGATCGGCAAGATTGGTACTGCTCCTGCTAATATGGGTGGTGTTAATACTCAATCAATGGAAGGTTAATATGGCTGAACCAATGAATCAAAGCGTAAGTCAGTTCGCTAATGGTAGAAATAAATTAATAGCAGATATTGATGCTCAGAGATTTATAGATGAAACACCAGAGGCTGAAATAATAAAAGTTCCAGCTAACCAAAGCCCTAGCCAGTTCGCTGATATGCGAGCAAAATCAATTATTGGGTCAATGGAAACTGGAGATACTGATTTGCAAGTAGCATTAACTGGTGAAGCAAATGAGGATCAGGTAGAACTTGATGAAAGAACCATAAAATTACAGTCATACCTTAAAGAAAAAGAAAATTCTTATAATAATCCCAATGGTGGATGGAACGAAGAAAAAGGATTATGGTTTCCTCATCGAAGCCCAGAGGGAGGTAATGATACTATTGCGTGGGGTCACAAAATAACTGAAGCCGAAGAAAAAGCTGGAACTTTCAAAAATGGAATAACTGCTGAACAAGCAGAAGCTTTATTTCAAAAAGATTACAGAGATCATTATGATGAAATTTCAAAAGAAGTACCAGCGTTTGAAGCATATCCTGATTATTTAAAAGAAAAAATTATTAGCGAAACGTACAGAGGTTTATTTTTAGGTAGTCCTGACACGATAGAACTAATGAACGAGGGAAAGTATGGTGATGCTGCAATAGAGTACACCAGAGGAGTTGATGAGTATGAGGGAACAAAGGGTCAAGGAGTAGTAGATAGAATGGACGAATTAATAGATGCATTAAAACAATACGAAATAGACATTTATTTAGATTAAAATCCAGCTAGATACATTTATGCCAAAACCAACTATTGATCAAGATGTAGATGCTCTCGTTAAATACGATACATTTATACGTTTTTTAGAATTTATTAAAACGCTCCGCGAGGAGCAAATAGCAGATATGCACGAAGCTGATTCGGCAAAACTGCAACAGATTTCTGGTCGGATTCTTTCGTATGATCAAATACTAGAGATGACTGACTACGAATCCCATGCACACCTAGCAAATCTTTATTAAAAGGCTTGCAGGGTATGTTACAATATAATTATCGCCATCGCTCGGCGTAAAGGAGTGGAATAAATATGTCAGATGAAATCAAAACTGAAGTCGCTGAAACAGTAGAAAATACAGCGGAAGTCAAAGAAATGAATATTTCAGCGGAGGACTTTATTGCCCAACGCTCAGGTATTTCAGAAGCATCTACTGAAGAAGTAGCAGAAGATAAGGTTGAAGAAAAAACTGAAACCGAACCAGAAGCTACTGAAACTAAGGATGATGTTCTTTCACAGGTAGATCTGGACACTATGTCCGAAGACGAATTACGTGATATGTCTGAGAAATTAGGCAGTCGCGCTGTTGCACGATTTGGTGAGTTGACCGCAAAGCGTAAAGCTGCGGAGGAACGAGTCAAAGAGTTAGAGGCACAAGCCTCTCAGCGCAAGACAACACAATATTCTGAGTCGGAGATGGAAGCAAATCCGTATAAAGATATAGTCAAACCCCAAGAGCTTCAGGCGAAAGCCAAAGAATTAAATGAAGTAATTGAATGGGCTGAAGAACTTATCTTTAACTCGGATGGTTTAATGGCTGATGATGTCGTTACAGAAGTAGAAGGCAAAGAACTTACTAAAAAGGATGTTCGCGCCGCTCTTATGAACGCTCGTAAGTCACGAACGAAGTACCTCCCAATGCAGGTTCAAAAACTCCGCAACGAAGCGGAAGGAATCAAGATTCGGAAAGGCTTTGAAGAACGTGCTAGACAAGAGCTTTCTTGGATGTCAGAGGACGACAACGAGGTAAACAAAAAGTATAAGGCAATGCTAGGCGACAAACGCTTGGCTAACTCTCTTACTAAGTCCGCCCCAGAAGTAAAGGCACAATTGCCTTACTTGCTCGCCCATGCCGCTAATAGCCTGTATGGTCGAAAAGCAGTTCCACAACAAGTAGCAAAAGTTGGCAATGCAGAACTAGATCCACCTAAGTCAAACAGCTCTTCAGCCGCAAGGTCTGAACGGCGAACAAATCCCAATAAGAAAAAAGCAACAGATGCTAGATCAGGTTTTAAACAGACTGGATCAACAAGTGATTTCATCAAAATGCGTACCTTACAACTTAATAAAAACTCATAACCCCTATTTAATATGTCGTTTTCTAACACATTTGATACAACTAATCAAGGGTCTGCGGTTTCTAATCGTGAGGATTTGACTGATGTCTTGACAATCCTCGCTCCTGAAGAAACCCCTATCCTTTCTTCTGCTTCTAAGCAGAAAGCCTCAGCCACTTTTGTAGAGTGGACAATCGACAAACTATCTGCTCCTAATGCCGCTGGTATTTCTGAAGGCGCAGACGTTACAACATTCACAGACCAATTTGCAGGTCGTGCTAAAGTTGGCAATCGCATCCAAAAGTTCCGCCGTGACTACATGGTGTCCGACCTTCAGGAAGCTGTTGACTCCGTTGGTCCTGCTAAGGTTGCTCAAGCAGAAGCTAAAGCAATCCGTGAACTCAAGCGTGACATCGAAGCTGCTATTTCTAGCCGCTCCGCAGACACAGTTGAGAACGGTGCTGGTACTCCTAATGCCCTTCAAGGTCTTAGTAAGTGGCTTGGTGCTGGTAACGGTGGATTAATCCCTACCGCTGACACAGACATCCCTGCTGACTACCGTACTCCAGATGCTAATAACAGCATTCTTGGTAGCGCATATACTGAGTCTGAACTTAACAGCCAAATTAGCTCGATTTATCGTCAGACAGGAACAACAAATAGCCTTATGCTAGTTGCTGATACTGCTCTTCGTAACTCGGTTTCTAACTTCGCTCGTTTCGGTGCTGATGTACAAAACGGAACAAACGCAGGTGTTCGCTCTGTTCAGTACAATGGTAACGAAAGCACTATTAAGCTCTCTGTTGAGCTTTATCAATCAGATCATGGCATCGTTTCTGTTGTCAACATGAACCCTGATTGCGCTCCTTCAGTTACTGCTGGCGAAGCTGGTGGCAATGCTGACGGTTTCTTAGTCAACCCTGAATACTATGGTGTCCACGAACTTATCCCAATGGGAACAAGCCGTCTACCTAACTTTGGCGGTGGCGAACGTGGCTTCGTTGATTGTGCCTTGACTCTCGGTGTTTACCACCCAGCAGCTCACGGTCAAATCGTTGTCTAACCCTTAACCAAGGAGATATAATACTATGGCTTTACAGCTTAAACAAAATACAACCGTGCAAGGTCTTGCATTAGGTTATAACTACGAAGTAGCATTTGATGCTTCTGCATTATCTGGTTCAACTGGAGCGCAAGCAACTGAGGTTCAACTCGGTGGTGCTTCTCTTGCTGGAACAATCGGTAAGGTTGCGGTAGTTGTTGACGAACTTGTCACAGCTGACGTATCAACTGGTTCTGCCATTTCTGACGCAACTCTTGCTGTTGGTGATGACGGAGATGCTAACGGATTCGTTGTTGAGATTGATTGCTTTACTGGAGATTCTTCAGCAAACAAAATCTTTGCTAACAACGGTGCGCTTACACAAGCTGGCAACCACTTGGTTACTGTGCTTAACGTAACATCCAACGGAACTGGCAATGGATTAGGTGATGCAACACGCGGAAAATTCCGCCTGTTTGTTGAATACTACCCAACTGCTGGTACTGGCTTTAGCGGTTAATTAATTCTGAGATGGGGAGGTCACTCCTCCCCGTCTCTTTTTTTATGGATATTATTATTCCAAACATTCCTAGATACTCTGACGGTGAAATCGACAGAGCATTTATGAAAGAAATTGAGCGTGGATTTGCGCTCGAAAGATCTAGCGAAAAGGATCGAGTTGCTGTTGCTGTTAAGGAAGCATCGCAGGTTCGTGGTAAAACACACCCTACATTGGGAAAACCAGTTGCTACAATGCCAGCCCGTGAATTTTTTAGACTTACAGGAAAGTACGGTCACGATACCGTTCATTCCAAAGACTTTTTAAAATACTACAACAAGAAGTTCCCAGAACTTAG